TCGATGCTTATTATAAAAAGCAAAACGAGGCTAAAGAAGAAGCAGTAGAGAACAATCTTATGAAGGAACAGCACCCAAGTATGAAATTCAGTAATGAATCTAATACTCGTGTAACCTTCGGTGGTACAAAGAAATAGTCTTTTAACAATTTCTAGTCCCAACGAATTTCATTAATCCGTATTTGGCTGTGTAGCCAAATACATAAAAAAGGAAACAACAATGGCAGCAAACCAAACAGAAGGTTTTGGATTTAGACAAGCCCCTACAGTAGGATCAACTCCTGCTACAGGCGGTCAAGCTGAATACAAAATCAAATCAGGTTTAGGTGTTGGGATTTTTCAAAACAATCCTGTTTCACATCAGCATACTGCAGGTGACGATGGGTATCTACAAGATACTACAGCGGGCTCTATGGACGACGGTATTACTGGTGGAGCAGGTTGGTCAACTGGAACATCTAACATCCAACCTATCATAGGTGTTTTCAACGGAGCATTTTACATAAACGCTTCTACGAAAAAACCTACTTTCGCAAACCACATCTTGGCTAGTACTACGTTCGCAAAGGACTACAATACTGGATCAGATGACGGAATCGGTTTAGTTAACGACAACCCTATGCAAGAATATACTTGCAAAGCGGATGCAGCGGTAACACAAGCAAACCTTCTTAACACTTTTAATCCAAACGATGGAGCTACAACTGGAACTCAATACCAGGGACAGTCTACAGTAAAATTAGATATTACTGGAACAGCAGCTACTTCAATGTTTAGAATTGTAAGAACGGCAAACGATCCGGCAAACAATGATGCATCAGTGCTTAATTCGAACCAAATAGTTCAAATTTCGCCAGCAGCGTCAATTTCTAACTAATAGGAGCATATAGATATGGCAATATCAAGAGCACAACTAGTTAAAGAACTAGAGCCAGGTTTGAATGCACTATTCGGCTTGGAATACAAACAATACGGCGAGCAGTGGACAGAGATTTTTGACACTGAATCATCAGACAGAGCTTTCGAAGAGGAAGTGATGTTAGCTGGTTTCGCAAACGCAGCAGTTAAAGCTGAAGGCCAAGGCGTTCAGTTCGACCAAGCGCAAGAAACTTTTACAGCTCGTTACACTAACGAAACGATTGCATTAGCATTCGCTATCACAGAAGAAGCTATCGAAGATAACTTGTATGACAGACTTGCGTCTAGATATACAAAAGCTTTAGCAAGATCTATGGCGTCTACTAAAAATATCAAAGGTGCAGCGGTACTTAACAATGCATTTGATGCAAACTTTGCTGGAGGGGACACTAAAGCACTTTGTGCTAATGACCACCCTACATTAGCAGGTCAATTTTCAAATGAATTAACAACACCTGCTGAACTTAATGAAACTTCATTAGAACAGTCGTTGATTGACATCGCGGCTTTCACTGATGAAAGAGGCCTAAAAATTGCGGCGCAAGGAGTTAAATTAGTAATTCCTTCAGCTCTTCAATTTACTGCTGACAGACTTATGAATTCTGCTGGTAGAACAGGCACTGCTGATAATGACATTAACGCAATCAGAAATATGGGAATGATCTCTGGTGGATATGTAGTAAATAACTACTTAACTGCTGCGAAGAAGTTCTTCATTAAAACTGATGTGCCTAATGGTCTTAAGCATTTCAATAGATCACCTATCAAAACTTCTATGGAAGGTGACTTTGATACAGGCAATGTTAGATACAAAGCTAGAGAAAGATACGTATTTGGATTTTCAGATCCAAGAGGCGTATTCGGATCAGACGCAACGTAATCAATAAAATTTAGGGGCCGACACAATTCGGCCCCTTTTTTAAAATAGGGTGAGAAAATGACTAAATTCCTAGTAAATATATGGGCGTACGATCGCCACGCAAAATTCCAAGTAGAAGCAGAAGATAATCCAATTTCTTTAGAACAGTCAATAGTTGACAAACTAGGGAAAAATGATATTATCTGGGAAACAACGGGAATGTTTTCTCCGTTAAATCGAATAACTTATGAGGAGGTTATTGATGATACAAGACCTATACAAAGCAAAAAGGTCCTTGGAGTTGAAGTGGGAACAGGAGCACCTAGATAATGGTAGGTACACTCTTGAAATGGTCAGAATTGATGACAAAGTTAGAGAAGTCATTACAAAGATCAAGCTAGAAGAAGCAGCAATTGCCCATAGACAGAATACTGTCGAAGGAACAGCTCCACAAGTTTCTGTAGCTACTTAATCAAAAGCTACATCGCTGAAATGCATAAATACCTAGGGATCCCTTGCACTCTATAAAAAAATCATATATATTTTAGTTACTATACATTTAATAAACGATGAATGCTGACGCGTATAGTCGACAACCCTAGGGACAGTATTCAGATATCTAGGAGGATATTAATATGGCAAATACTACATTTTCGGGACCGGTAAGAGCGGGAACGATTTCAAACACAACAGGTACAACACTTGGAACTAACATTGCTAATGTTGGACAAGTTTTAATGGCACAATCAGTAATAGTTGATATTATTGGTGCTTCACATCTTAATCAAGTATGTGCAGTAGTTCCAGCAAACTCACAAATAGTTGACGTTATAGTTAATGTAACTACAGTGAATAATGATACTGGTGCAGCAACTGTTTCAGTAGGAACAGTAGCAGATGCAGATGCTTTTATAGCTACACTTAATGTTAAAGCTTTAGCAACTACTCATGGTACTTTAGATACAGAAGCAACTAATGTTGGTACAACTGATATACAAGTATTAGCAGATTTTACAGGTGCTAATGGCGATGGTACAACTGGTGCAGCAACAGTAACTGTTATGTATTTACAAAATAATTCTATTGCAGTGGCAGCAGATTTATAATAAATAATTAATTAGAGGGCCTTCGGGCCCTCATTTAAAATATGGAATTTAATTTAGACTTTTTAAGAAAAACAGGTGAAGCTCTTTCTTCTTTTGGAAAAGATAAAGAAGATAAAGATACTGATATAATTAGAGTTGAAAATTTAGAAAAAAAAGATCCAGCTACCGAAATGGTTGAAACTGGAGATGCTTCAGAAGCTGAAAAAATTTATCAAGCAGATAAAGGAAAGATAGTTGAAAAAAAGAAAGAAGATACAGAAGATAGTTTAGAAAAAAAATTAGCTAATATAGAAAAAGTTATTGATAAATTTGGTGGATCTCAAACTCTTCCAACTGGTCAATTACAAAGTAGTAGTATTAATGATAATATAAATCAAAGACCTTTAGATATGGGAAATGTTCAAGCTAAAGCAGCACTGGCTGAATATTTAAAACCTTCTACTGTACCTAATGACAGAATTGCTTTACTATATGAAGACTTAAAAAAATATAACCTAATTTAGGAGAAATAAATGGCAGGATCAGACATAAATGTTGTAAGTAAAAATAAAGCAGCATTATCTAATGTAGCTTCAAATGTTGCCACTACAGTTACTGTATTTGGAGGACCAACGAGATTAAAAGGTTTTATTATTGAACCTACTGATGCTCCAGGCACTCTTACATGGAAAGATGGTGGAACAGATATATTTGATATTGAAACAGGTAATGCAGCTGCAGGTGCTTCAACAGTACAAATTAATTTACCAGCAGAAGGTATAAAATTTAAAACAAGTTTACAAGTTTCATCTACTATTGCGGGTGCTAATGTATCTACTACAAATGGTGTAACAGCATTTTTTGCATAATGGAGAAATATGGCTTTATCAGGAACTTCAAATTTTACTTTAACAGTAAATGATGTAATACAAGAAGCTTATGACAGAATAGGCGGTGATCCTATTTTAGGTTATGATGTAAGGTCCGCTAGACGTAGTATGAATATTATGTTTAGTGATTGGGCTAACAGAGGTTATAACCAATGGACTGTAGAATATAAAACTTTAGCTATTACTACTGGAACTACAGAATATACTTTAGATTATGATACAGTAGATATCATTAATGCAAATATTCAAATAAGTGATGGAAGTGAATATGCAATGACAGCACTAGGTCTTAATGATTATGCTGCTATTTCAAATAAAACTACTCAAGCTAGACCTACACAATATTATTTACAAAGATTAAATACTCCTGTACTTAAAATTTATCCAGCTCCAGATACTAATTATACTATTACTTATTATCGTATGAGAAAAATAGAAGATATTACAGCTTCTACAGTCAGTGGAGTAGAACAAAACATTGATGTGCCATTTAGAGCTTTCGAGTGTATGTGCGCAGGACTTGCTTATTATCTTTCTAAAAAAAGAACAGGTGTAACTGCTCAAACTCAACAAATATTAAAAGTGGATTATGAAGAAGCTTATCAAAGATTAATCGCTGGTGATGATACTCCTTCAACTAGAATTATACCAGCAACAGGCAACAGCTTTTATTCATAATGGCTAGAGTTCCAGCAAGTACTAGACCTCATAGAGCACCTTCAGCAAAATTTGCAGGTGGAAAATATGCACAAGCAATATCTGATAGATCAGGTATGGCATTTCCTTATCAAGAAATGGTTACTGAATGGGATGGTACTTTTGTACATGTTTCAGAATTTGAATCTAAACAACCACAACTAGATCCTAAACCAAGTCACGCTGACCCAACTGCTTTACCTACCACTCGTCCACAACAACCACCATCAAATGCGTTAAGGTTTTTAAGTTTTAATCCA